ATCTTGGTCTCTAGGCTTTCCATTTGCTCTACAAAACGGCGGTACTTAACAAGGCGGCGTGTCTTAGCGTGGGCTGGCCAACTTACTAACTCTCTATCAATCAACTGACGAAGGTGCTTCCAACGCTTGGATTGTTCTTGCTGGCTACTTCCCACAGAGATAACCTCAGCGCGGGGAAGAAGAAGTTTAAGTCTTTGGGCTACGGCGTCCCCTACACCGTTGGCATCTACTCCAACATACATGACGTTGTAGTTTTCAAGAAACTTAGTTATCTGGAAGTACTGGTCTTCCCAGTCATCCCCCTGAATCTCTAGCCAATTCAGGATACGGTGGTCGTAGTAGCCAAACTCATCCGGCCGGTCCCAGTCCACCCAGACAACCGTTACTACAGTAGAGTCAATCTTTCTGGCAGGGTCAATTCCTACAACTACTGGGGTTCTGTGCCAAGAGTGCTGAATCTCCATGGAGGTATCGCCCAGTTTGTCCATCGTGGTAGTAGACACAAACATTCCACGCTCAAGCATCCATTTACAACAGTAAGACATAAGGAACTCATCTGAGTCCTCACCAATTTCTAACTTCTGCTGTCTAATGTGTTTCTCATAGTTCTTATTGACCTTCACGACGTCACGCCAGTCCCACTCAAAGTGGTTTTGACGTTTATGCTTTCCAGAAGTCTGTTCACGCTTGTTAATCATGATGCTCTGGTAAAAGTTGTTTTTATGGGTAGTTGGGGTCCCTGTCTTTACCATTGTTCCAGCGTAGTAACCCAGCATAGGGACAATGGATTTAGTTACTACAAAGTCGTCAGCCTCTTGGCACTCGTCAATAATGATGAGTTGGAAGGACTTAGACTCAATCTTAGCCTTAGGGTTAGCGGTCATCATTGATAGCGAAGAGCCAGAGTTCTTTAGCCTAATCTGGCGGGTAACCCCCGGAACCTTGCCTACGCTGTCATCTATCTGTGGGTCACCCAGAAGTTCAAGCGCTTTCTCAGAGGTAAGGCGATTTACGGTTCTGCCGTAGAGCGTTTCAACTTGGCCTTCAACGGGGGCGAACATGCCAATCATAATTCCGTTTTTGTACTGGCCAAGGAGGTCTGGGTACATAACTGCCAGCCTAGGCATAAGAATCATCAGGGTGGCCGCGGTATTGGCGATAGTCTCCGATTTGCCTGACTGACGGGCGGCAAGAGCGGTAATGGAGGCGCTGTCATTAATAATGACCGACTCAATGATTCTTCGCGCCAATGGCATTTGGTAGGAGTGAAGAGGGTGGCCAACAAGCGTGGTCATAAACTCAATGCACTTGTCTATAAGGGATTTGACGAACTCTTTAGAGAACTCATCTAATTCGGCCTCTTCGGCCAGACTTTCTTGCTGGGCCTCATCATCCAGCATCTCATCAATAAAGGGCTCGTCGTCCTCTGAACTACTCATAAATGCGGGGTTCATAGCACACCTAGTCTAAGTTAAAACCAATAGCCTAGGTCGTTAAACCTAGGCTATTGAACCTTCTACGGGGAGAGGAAGAGAGGCGTAGACAATTCTAGCATGAATGTCTATTTGTCTACAATTACTTGCGAGGTGTTCTTTGCCTTAAGTTGTCCACAAGGGCGTGGAAAGTTTCGGCGCCAAGGAGAAGTTCATCAAGGTAGACATCTTGCTTAGAGCGCTCATAGATAGCCACGCATCTGCCTAGGTCATTGAGCAGGGAATCTAGTTGGCCCCGCAACTGCACTGTAGTAAGGGTTTCAATACGGCGCAGGGTGCGCTCAGGAAATGGTTTAACCCATGTCTCTTTCTTTTTAAACACGATACCCCAATCGTCTACCGCGCTCTAAAGAGCGTTTAATGTTGTTACAGTCTGTTTTTATTGAGCCCGGAGACCAGAGAGGTCGGTACTGGATTTCTTCGGCTTCCCGCAAAGGGCCTACGGGTGAAAGACTAAAAGACGCCATTCTTTCATAGGCCCGTTTAACTAACTCTTTGTGCATCTGGTCTTGTTTTTGGGCTAAACGGACGGCCTTAATGGACTCGTCAATAGAAATAGGAGCAGTACTTATCTCTTTACGCATTGGGCGCGAACCCCCGTCCTAAAGGCTCTTTGCTTAACCCAAGGTTGTCTTTCCCTAGCAAAGTGTTGACAGACAGAGCCTCAGACAAAATCTTATCAATCTGCTCGTCATCATCTGGGTCTACTTCAGGGTCAAATACCCAATGGCCGATAAAGAACCCTTGATAAGTAAAGGGGATTCTAATAACAAAAGTCTTTCCAAAACGGAAGGGCATCTCTGTTTCCTGTGTGTAACCCCACTCAAAGACTGGTAAAAACTTTCTATGCCAGTACCTAAGTTTTCCAGAGTAGTGATTTGGTCCAACGGCAATCATTAAACTCCTATCGTCGTACCACGTAGTCTAGTCGCACTCATGGCGATTTGTGCAATTTGTGCACGTACTGGGGCAGGTATAGCGTCAATGTCTGCCTCACCCATGTCACCCCAACTGTTAAGCCCACTGCTGTGTAAGTAGCCACCTGTAGATTCAGAGCCACTAATTCCCATCCACATGTCTACTGGCACGTCGTTGTATTGCCACCATGTATTATCCCAAAAGACAACAATTAAAGTGTTATTCGTAGAGTTGTAGGCAATAACTCTGGCGCGAGGGTTGCGGCCAGTAGTGTCACTTAAAGTCGGTGCTAGTCGTGGGTCATAGTTTGCATCATTTACTTCTCTGACATTCCAGCCACCATCTAACTTTTCCTGCATACGAAGGCGCAGGTTTAGAAGGCGGTTGGCCTCGTTGGCCCTTAACTCCTTGAGTTGAGCCTCTTTCTGTTTACGAGTTGTGTAGTAATCGCCAGCCATTACCCACCACAAACATGGGATTCGGTTTCTGAGGCTAAAACCTTTGCGTAGCACTCCCCACAGAAAAGGTAAGAAACTGGCTTAAAGTTGTTCTGTACAGTAGACCCTAACGGGAACTCTGAGCCATCTTCGTTTATGGCCGGAGGGACAATTATTACGTCGGGTTCTTTCAGCACTTCTGGAGCAAAAGGGCCATAGGCATAAGTAATTTTTTCTGGTGTTGAGTGGACTTGTACAGCATCAAAGCGAGCAACCCTATAAGGGTCAACCATGTTGAACTCTGGTGCTTTTTCACGACTTCGGGGCAGGTATTGTCCAAAAGCCTCGTAGTCGGTAGTCATTACTTCTTCTTAGAGTTGTCCACTAAAGGGAAATGCCCCGCATCAGCGCGGGCGCGAAGCCAGTGGGGGAGACAACTGTTGCAGTAATTAACGGGATTAACCCCCGGGTCTGCCGAGGTATAGACCGCTGTGTTAGAACAGTTATCACACTTTACAGCCATTTTTTTGCCGTTGTCTTTGCTGTTGAGTTTGGATAAGAAACTGGGTGGAGAGAAAATACTGGAGGTTTTCCACTAAACGGGTTCGTCCAAAAAGCGATTTGGTGCTTCCCGATAACCCATTGCACTTTACGTCCTAAGTATCTAACTTGATTCTTGAAAAGCCAAAATGCGCGGGCATCATCATAGACAATCCCCGTAACAGGGTCTGGTTCTCTAAAGGTCTTTCCTATTTTAATTATCATGTAGTTCTCCTTGAGCGTTTTTCTCGTAATACGAGTATAACAAAAAGCGCCCCGTAGGGCGCCCTTTGCTCCGGATTAGGGATTAAGCAGTTGGAGGGGTTGTCTCTGGTGCTGGGGTAATGAGTTTGGTTGCATCTTGCACAGCCACGTTAGCAACATTCTGAACAAGAGAGGTAGGAAGCCCCGTATCCTTAGCGAGGGCATTTACAACGCTCTTGCTGTTAGCGCGAGCAAGAAGTGGGCCGACTAGACCACTAACAAACGCCATAAAGACGTAGTAATAAGAAACTTTAGCCTGCCATGCAATAACGGAGGCAATGGCCGCTGAACCAGCGGTTGCGTAAAGGTAGTGTTCTAGATACAAAACTGCTTTGTTAATTTCAACGTTTACTTTGGCCATAGTGGTCTCTCCTGTAGTTAGGCTAACGATTGGATAAAGTGTACCAAAGGAAAATTAATTCCCGGGTCAGTGTGGCCGCCAACTATCTTCAAAGCACGGCTAATGTCTGCATGGGTACAGATGCCCTTAATAGTTGTGTTTCCGTTGTGGATGGCCACAATCTGGGAATCTGTGAGGTGAACGGCAGGAATCCCGTGCTTGGCCATCTCAGCCTTAACCGCAATAGCGGCCTCTTTAAGGGTGGCTGTTTCGTAAGGGTCCCCCCATTGAGCCGCAGTATTGGAGGCGTGGCCTGTGATTTCTACGCTCCAAGTGACAAGGTTAAGGGGGAAATCCCCAACGGCCCAAGCAGTATCCGTGTCATCTACCGAAGTAACAATCGTGGCGTTATCCACCATTGCGTTGGCCGAAGCCTCTGGAGCAGTATTTCCAGCAAACCATTGAGCGAGGTGGGTGGCTTGGCCGGGAAGTTCTTGGTTTTCAGCAGAGTGAAGAGCAATAACTTGAACTTGGTGGCCTTGGCGGCCGGCTGTGTAATGTGCAGCAGTCGTAGTCATACTGCTACTTTACCAAAGAGTAGGGCAGTTAATTACATCAACTCTAAGCG